GTTATTGCCGGCCCTTGCATTAAACACGAGGGACAAACCACAAAAATATTTGTGTTTGCCGGATTTATAATTTGGAAATGGAGTACTGGATCACCATGACAGAATTGGCATTTGTTTATTTTTTTCATAATTTACCTCTTATAATTTGGAAAATAGTATTCATCTTCCTCTCCTTGCGGATAGAAATCCGCAAAAGGCCTTTGGTCATCGTTTTTAATGGTGTTTTTTAGACATAATTTAATATCTGATATCTGATCACATAATTCATAAATATAGGTAAAATCGTAGAATTGTTGTTTTGTTAATCCGTTTTGAAATTCCACATTGTCCCTATAAGGTGGGATCTCCCAATGCCCATATAGGTAGTTATATAGGCAGCTATCGCTTAGCCTATATGCGTGAATTATTTCATCTATACATTCTACGTATTCTCCTGATAGAAAAAGCATGCTTGCGCTTTTTATTGTTTCCTTTAAATCGTTTAATTTATTCATTGATTTTTCCTTCCGTTGGCATTTACCAGGTTTAGGATTTTTATTTCTAGGAATACAGACTTGTTTTTTACAAATCTTACAAATCCAATAATCTATACAATATGGTTTATTAAGATCTTCAAAAATTCCTTTTGTTATGCTCTTTTAACCATTTTAAATAATTTTCGCGATATTGAATAGCTATTTTCCGATTAAACCATGGACCGTATCCTCCACATGGTAGCTCTGCAATGATATAATGCGATGCATCAATGCATCCCTCTATATAGATACCATTTTTATTTTGTCTTCTATATGGGAACAACATAGAATTCCCACATAGAGGACAGATAGAGATATCGTATCCATTTTTTTTTCTAATTGACATGATTTTTTCACAAACTGTTTTATCGCTCATTTTATTTCCTTTGTGGTGTTTCTGTTATTCATGTCTTAATACCCTTACAAATAGTGTGCCAAGAATAAATAATGTTGATATTATTGATGTTTTTTGAAAACGGGTTTTTTGGTTGAAAACCTTTATTAGTGTACATTTTATAGGAATCTAATAATTTTAAACACTTACGTGTTTTATTGCTATTACTTTTTTGCATATTTTTATATAAAAAGTGCGTCCCCTATATAAAAAGTGCGTACCTATCTAACTAATGGTTTTTCCTAGTTCTTTACCGTTTTTAAGCCTTTTTATGGTTTTAGCTATGTAAAACTTACTAAGCCATTTTACTATTTAGGTATTTATTTACCTAAATACTTATACCTAAGCCTTTAAAACCTTTGCCTTTTATTTTTTTATCTTTTTTATTTGACTTGGTATACCGTTTACACTAACCTAAGTAAGTAAGCCGCGAATAAGCGGCCTAGAAAAGGAGAGATAAGATGGTAAAAGTAATACAAGATGATCTTTGGTTTTGTGGTGATTGTTATATCGTAGCTGAAACAGGGGACACTTCTTCATTTGATTACTATTATAGCCATTCTGAGGCTGTTACTAGAGTTAAAGAAATTGAGAGGGAATTATCTCTTTACGAAAGAGAAGGGCGCATTGTTTCAGACAATGATTCCGAAACAGGGGAAGGTATTGAAGAATTCTCACACCGAGTTTGCGATTGTTGCGGTACGGGATTGGCTGGTGGAAGACGTCGTATGGCATTATTAGGGAAATGAAAGTAAAGGGTTTGTACTGCATTTGCACTAACCTAAGTAAGTAAGCCGCAAACAAGCGGCAGAAAAGGAGAACGAAATGACAATTATATGTGATCTGTGCGGCGGTAGGGTGTACCCTAATGCGTCAGGGTACTGGATATGTGCCGTGTGTGGTGCCGACGGGCACTACATAAGAGAAATCATAAATTTGACACCTCATGAAATTCATGAGGTAACCACGGGGCGAAGGTTCCCGAGTACTGGCAGTGCTCGCGTTGAAACAACGGTGCGCCAAGTTGCTACAATAGGTGGGATGCCTATTGTAGAGACGACGTTTGGGCAGGTTGATGGCCTACCCGAGCGTACCGACGACACAATATACATCGTATCTCGTATCGTAAAACAAGCCGTCCTTGATAGGGATGACTGTGTTTGCCCGGGGGAATTAGTCCGCGACGAACGCGGACAGCCTATCGGCTGCAAGGGGTTTAGTCTGTAATCCTCTAGTGCGCTGGTATACCGCATTAAATAGTATACTATTTTTATTTTTACTTTTGTCCTTGAATAATCGAGGACAAAATTGAGAATAGAAAAGGAGTAGGAAAATGGAAACCCAAGAAGTGAAAACACTAACAGTAGAGGATGTTAAAATACGGGCTGAGCGTCAACGCCAGAGGGCAGAGCGTTGGACTCAGAAATGTAATGACCTTGAGGCCTTTTGTGATGGCCTCAAAGATCAAATCGAAAAGAATCGATTGGAGTATAACTCCAATCTAAGATCATTGCATGACGGGTACGCGGAAAAGATCACTGCCCGCGACAAAAAAATTGAGGTGATGAAAAGTCGTATCAACGATCTCGGAGCCAAACTGTCCGAACGATACGCCGAAGGCACTCGGCATGGATACGACAAGTGCTATACCGAATATCGCCGAGCCATAGCGCTTGGTAAAAAAGAGCTGAAAAAACAGCTCGAAAAACGTCGACAAGAAAAAATTGATAGTTTGATTGCTGGTTGGCAGGACGCTGACAATCCCGCTTCTGTCACGGATTGGTGGGACGGTGACAATGCGCACGTAACGTGGTTGCGTCGAGCGATAAAACGGCATTGTGGTGCCCCATCGCATTGCGATGTAGTCGTTATGGAAAACGGCCATAAGCCTCCAAAAATTGTGGGAGAGCGTGGATATCACACAACTCCTTCTGGGAAAACTGTGGTAACCTATCCGTCCGCCTATAAATGGCGGACAGTATATCACCGTTCCACTGCTCGGGTGGAGGTCAGTTATATGTGGATAACTAAAAATATTATAAAATTGGCCGAGTCAGAGGCCAAGATGAAAATTAAATAGTTTCAGTTTTCGGTACTGCCCTTGAATTTCGAGGGCAGGATTGAGCACTGAAGCTCTAAATAACGTAGGAGAGAGTTATGCAAAATGTTGTATGGTTTATTGTGTTGTTTTTGGTTGGATGCATTGATTGTGACATAATCTTATGCCCAATTGATCCAGGAGGGGATGGAGGCGTGGAAATCGATACAGGAACAGGGGAAATCGAACAGGATTGTGTGTACGTTGAATATTTCAACGTCATGGTTTGGAGGTGTAATTGTTCCGAGGATTATCATTGTATAGGTTGTCCGGGGGACGTTTGTATTTTCACCTTAACCGGTGATGATGCGGACATTGAGTGCCCAGTGGGTAGTCAGTGTCAGCTTTTATGCGACCCAAACACAGAGCCGAACTGTCATTTTGATGTGTGCGTAGAGGATTTGCGGGGATGCAGTCGATATGGTGAGGCCTGTAACTATTGGTGTCCGAACACCTAACCTTTAATTTCTATCTTATAATCAAGTACCTTAATACGTTTATTTTTTTCTTTGCTTTTCTAAATTTTTATGATAGGCAATATGATAGGAGGCCAAAATGCCGGTAAAAAGGATAGCCATTAAGGATCCATATTTTGATTTGAAATGGGAGATAGAACGTTTACCAGAAAATCAGAGGCTGAAGTGGGGATTGATGCAAGAAATTAAAGGAGACAATTTGATATTTGAGAGGATTAAGGTTTTTTGGCCAAAAAAGATAAAGCGTTTAGAAAAAGTCATCGACTTGCTGTACAAGCAAATGGAAAAGGAATAAAAATCATGGATGATGTGAAACATATCCTATTAGTAGATGACGACGAGTTGATCTGTAGAGTGATCAACCGTTGCATTGATGCATTCTTTAAAGAAAAGATTATCAAGGTGTCGTACGCCATGAGTGCTGGCAAAGGGGTTTTTGTCCTAAACATGCATCCTGGTAAATATGATTTGGTAATTACAGATTGGGATTGCCCTGAATCTAATGCGGGGATGCATATCATTAATTGCGCTCAATTAAAATTTGGAATACCTGTCATTGTGAATACCGGGGATGTTTTAGCGGTAAAACGTTATTTGGGCGAACAACACATTGACCAATATTTTTCCCCGCCTATTCTTTCCAAAGGAGATGATATACAGATATTGATGGAGGAAATTAATGGAATCCTCTATGAGTGATTTATTTAATGATAATATTAAATTAGTGTATTCTTTGGCAAAGAGATACGCAAGTGAAGAATTAGATCATGAAGATGTTGTTCAGGATGGTAAATTAGGTCTTTTTTTAGCAACAAAAACATTTGATCCTAGCAAGGATGTTGCTTTTACCACATGGGCTAATTACTGGATAAAAGCAGTAATTTTAAGGGATCAAGTTAATTTTACTTATCTTAAATGGCCTAATAAAAAATACCTTATTCGAAATAAGATTATACAATTCTGTAGGCAATATCAACTTGACCATGGAGAGAATCCTACTATAGAAAGTATAATAGCTGCATTGCAAATAATGGATACAAAAACTCCTATGACTGATAAAGACATTTTAATTGTTTACAAAAATATGAATAATTATAAAAAATATTTGTGCAATGCTTTCGACGATGAAAACGTTATTCATCAAAATGAGTGTTCGTTAGACACTTTAATGGTGTGCCAGTGCACTCGAGAAGATGAGTTAATTAACAATAGATCAATTGATCTGGCAAAGTGTATTTATCGTTTAGGCAATTTCGAGAGATTTATAATCGAAAAAAGGTATCTTGACCCAAATGAGTATACACTAGAGGAAGTAAGGGATCTATGGTATGTTATTACTAAAAAGAAATATACCAGAGAATGGATTCGACAGAAAGAAAAATCAGCGCTTAGGCGATTAAAAAAATATTTGGAGGAATTAGATGAGTAAATTATTTTATTTATTAGTGGTTGTGTTAATAGTATCTCCGTTCATAATTTATCAATATACAACTAACGAATTACCATTCTCTTATAAAGGGATGGATTATAATCAACCATTCATAACGGTTTCAGATCACCAACCAGTTCATGAATTAATTAAGCCAATTAGATCGATTAAGAATCCTGATAAAAAATGCGATAGAATATGTAAATTGGCTAAGTATCTTTATAGAAAAGAAATGAACCGATTAAATGAATGGTGGTATTCTTGGGGCCAAATGGCTAAGGCTAAAAGGGAAAAATTACATGGAAAGAAAAGCAATAAAAGATGATAGTTACTTAGAATTAGATAAGAATACACTTCACGATAAAAAATTTATTGCAGAAGCGGTAATGCTAAAAAAATATGTTAATTTTAACCAATTACCTAATTTGCAAAAAGCTTTAGAAAATGAAAACATCAATGGTGATGTGTGGATGGAACTTGTTTTTTTAATTAAAAAAGTTATAAAAGGCAGGATTGCCTTAACGGAATACCTTTAGGGAGTATATATGGATACAAAAACTACAATAACTTATAAAAAAAAGGGTGATAAACGTATGCCTCTTAATAGTAGATTTGGATTTTGTCCAAATGCAACTGCATCTGAAAATTGCTTAGTAGTGATTCCTTGTCCAGAGGATAAGCATGCAGTTATTATCCCTGAAACAAAATTAAATGAATTGGGTTTCTATCACGTAGATAAAGCAGTGCATGATCGTTTATCTCACCTTTTTACTGGTTTAAATGAATTGGGCTTAGATAAAGCAGTGCGTGATCGTTTAGTTCATCTTTTTACTGCTATTAGTAATTCCTAATTTCCTTTTTATTTCAATTATTTAATGTTTACATTTAGGTATAAGATATCTTAAATGTAAGAATTGTATTGACAAAATTTTAGATTCAATTATATTTTTCTGTAGATAGCGCGATAAGCCTACCCTGTGCTACACACAATAGGGGCAGATAGCATGTAAAGGTGCTAAATGCCTCAAGGAATTCAGGATAATGATTTTAGACTTTCGATAGGTGAAGCCTCTTTTTTCACTAAATCTTCAGCTCCTCAAGGGCAGCAACGGCGTATTGGCGGGGTTGTTTCTACGCAAACTCCAGACAGACAAGATGAAACACTTCTCCAAAATGGTTTAGATTTTTCTGAATTTGTAGAGCATGGATGGTTTAATGATAATCATTCAAATCCCAATTTAAGTCATACGTGTAACCTTGTTGGCTATCCTGAAATGACTGAGCGTTTTAGGAAAGGGGATCTTTTGCCAGATGGCAAAATTGCTAAAGCGGATTGTCATTGGGCAGAAGGTTATTTACTCGAAGGATACACCCCAGCTGATGAGTTATGGAATTTGGCTCAAGCATTGAACAAAACTCCTAGAAGATTAGGCTTTTCCGTTGAGGGAAAGATTGAGCGAAGAGATCCATTAAACAAGTCTACGGTTACTAGGGCAATTGTCCGAGAGGTGGCGATTACTAAAGCCCCCGTTAATACGGATACCCAGTTAAATATTTTAGTGAAGGCTTTATCGATGGGAAATCCTAATCCAGGACAACCGATAATAGGGGGTAAGACTGGGGATAGTGCCGGACAAGTTCTAGTAAAAGAGTCTTTGGAAAAAAAGAAAAAAAAGAATTTAAAAAAGGGTTTATCGGACAGTCAAGCATTTGCATGGCTGTCCAATAGATTTCCTAATATATCGCCAGAAACAAAGGGGAGAATTATCTCGTTAGCTCGGGATTTGAAATTGCAAAATAAATTGCATTAAAAGGAGTTTATCATGAAACGACAGGCAATGACGGATGAGGAAATGAAGAATAAGAAGGATCAAATGGATGAGGATACGGAGAATGAAGATTCTCAAATGGAAGATGAGGAGAAATCTTGCGGCACAAAGAAATCCCAGGATTTGACAGAGGATGATCTCAACAAAGCTATTGATGCTTTAAATGGATTTGTTACTTCTTCTGATCCTGTTTCTCGTAAAGAAGCCTTGTTAAAGAAGGCCATGACAGATGACCTCTCTTCTGGTGAGCTTGAGGAATTGGTTAAGGCTTTAGATAATAATGACACTGTAGGTAATGAAATTAATACTACCCCTGATAATTCTATCAGCGATTCTTTGGAGACTGACACCATGCAGAAGGCATTGGATGTTTCTGATTATTTATCAGAGTTGCATAGTGGTTTGGTTAAATCATTGAACACCTTAGAAAATGAGTTCAATGGGAATGCAACTCGCCAACATAATTTCAATATTACTCTTGCTAAGGGGATTGTTTCTGTTGGTAAGGGATTAGTGGATATGCGTGACTCTATTTCCGAATTAAAGAAATCCATTGACTCATTTGGTTCGGCTCCTATAAGGAAGCCTACATCTATTAAGCCTTTAAATAAGTCATTCGCCGGACAAGATTTTCAGCAAGGAGAAAGTATTTTAAAGAAATCTGAGATTATGGGACAATTGCTCAGTCTTGCTGAACAAGGGCAAAGTGATATTGGTGGTGTGAGTATTAATCACGCGGTGGCTTTGTTAGAAAGTAGTAACCAATTACCTGCTAATGTGGTTACGGCATTAAAAGCACGGCAAGGAGCTTCTGCTTAATAATGAGGGCAGAGCTATATATAATTTGCCCTCATTGGGCTTAAAAGGAGTTTAAAATGCTTGGAAATCAAATGGTTAGTTTTTCTGATTATGACGGGATTGACGGATATGGCAGTGTTGGCCAGCAAGAGGTTGATGATTTGAATAAAGCATTAACTGCCGGACAAGATATTTCTGCTCCTTCAGCGGCAGCAGGGGAAGGTTTTCCTTTACGTGTAGAATCACTGGAAAATACATTAAAAACAGTGACGTTTACCGCAAAGGAAATTGTTTTTTGGAAAGCAATTCCAAAGATTCCTGCATATAATACCGTTGAAGAACATAATCAGATTTCGAGTTATGGCGCTAATGAAGATGCCGGGTTTATTGTTGAAGGGGCTCTTCCTGAAAGCGATGACTCTACGTATGAAAGAAAATATGCAGTTGTTAAGTTTTTAGGGACTACGCGAGCAGTTACCCATGTAATGTCTTTAGTTCGTCCAGCCCACGGTAATGTTATTGCTAATGAAACCGTAAATGGGACACTTCATTTACTTCGTATTTTAGAAAAAGCTCTTTACTACGGCAGTTCTGCTTTATCTGCTGTTCAATTTGATGGATTCCTTAAACTGATTACTGATAATGCAGATTCAGATCATGTCTTAGATTTGCGAGGCGCACCACTTACGGAAGATATTATTTCAGATGCAGTTTCTACAGTTAGGACATCTTATGGATTTCCTACGAATTTACATTTGAATCACAAAACGAAATCAGAATTGGTAAAAACTTTCTTCCCAAAAGAAAGGCATAATACATTTACTGATAAAAATGGTGTTATCGGTACTGATGTAACCGGGTTTACTTCTGAATCTGGCACCGTTCAATTTACCAGTAATACCTTTCTTATTGGTAATACTGCATCCCCTAATGCTGCTCTCATTGGTGATGCTACAAAAATTCCTGGCTATCCGGCCATTGCGACAATTACGCCTACGGGAACAGATGCCCCATTATTTACAGCTGATGATGCTGGTGATTATTACTATTCTGTAGCAGCTTGTAATCGATATGGGCGTTCTGTTTCTATTGCATATGGATCTCCCACTGCGGTAACTGTTGCTGCTACGGAACATGTTCCTATTCCGGTTACTCCTAGTACTACTGGAGGTGCTGGAGCTACTGAATGGTACGAGGTTTATAGGACTAAAAAGAACGGTGCTTCTGGAACGCAGAAACTTATTTTAAGAGTTAAGAATACTGAGGGTACAGGTGCTCAAACTATTATAGATTATAATGCAAGTTTACCGGATACTACTAATGCACTTCTTCTCCAACAGAATTTAGAGAGTTTGAGCTTTAAGCAATTAGCTCCTATGGTGAAGATTCCTTTGGCCACCATTGCTACGTCGGTAAGATGGTGTCAAGTTCTTTATGGTGTTCCTGTCTTGTATGCCCCTAATAAGAATTTTATATTCAATAATGTGGGTAGGAATAACTACTAGGATGAGATAATGTGGCAAAGAAAGTTAGGGGGCTTTCTTTGCTATTATTTACACGGGAGTAAATCATGGCAAAATTGAAAAATATCCTACAGCATATGAGAAATGCCAAAGTTCAGGTTAATGGGAATGTTTACGATTTGAATAGTGATGGAGAAATGGAAATAACTGATGAAATAGCTATTTCACATTTATTGCAAAATAGTGCATGGAGAAAAGTGATTAATAGGAATCCTATTATTAGTAGAACTCCTATAAAAGCTTCTGTTGATTATTCTAAAATGCATAAAGAAGAAATAATTGCATTACTTAATTATA